CTTTTTGAAATCCATGTGGACTTGGATCTTGAAGGCTTTGAAGACAAAGATCAAATGGGCGAAGACACAGGTATCAAGCTACCGTATATCGTCACTATGGACGAAGCTTCGGGAGAAGTTCTCTCGGTAGTACGCAACTTTCGTGAGCAGGATCCGCTCCGTCGCAAGCGTCAGTACTTTGTACATTACAAGTTTCTGCCCGGTTTCGGGTTCTATGGCTTTGGTTTGTTGCATATGATAGGAGGGCTGTCCCGTGCTGCAACGTCTATACTCCGCCAGCTTATCGATGCTGGTACGCTCTCGAATTTACCGGGTGGTTTCAAAGCCCGTGGTGTTCGTATCAGGAATGATGATGAGCCTGTTAATCCGGGTGAGTTTCGTGATCTTGATGCTCCCGGCGGCGATATTAGGAATGCTATTATTCCACTCCCTTACAAGGAGCCTTCTGGAACGCTGGCTCAATTACTTGGGGTGGTCGTTGATTCGGGTAGAAGATTTGCACAGGTTACGGACACAAAAGTCGCAGATGTCAACTCCAATGCTCCCGTGGGAACTACAGTGGCTCTCATCGAGCAGGGATCAAAAGTAATATCAAGTATCCATAAGCGGCTGCACTACGCTCAAAAGAATGAGTTTCGCATGCTGGCTGAGATATTTCAGAACAATCCTATGCCGTATCCATATGCTATCGGGGCTAACATCAACCCTGCTATCATGGCACAGGACTTCGACGGGCGCGTAGATATCCTCCCTGTCTCCGACCCGTCGATTTTTTCTATGGCGCAGAGACTGTCGTTGGCGCAGACACAACTACAACTGGCACAGGCTGCACCGCAGATGCACAATCTGTATGAAGCCTACCGCCGGATGTATGACGCACTGGATGTAAAGAACATCGACTCGATCTTGCCACCACCACAGCCACCTGCACCAAAGGATCCTGCCACAGAAAACGCTCTGGCTCTGAAGGGTCAGCAGTTGCAAGTGTTCCCGCAGCAGGACAGTATGGCGCATATTCGTGTGCACGTTGCCATGATTCAGTCGCCTGCCATACAGGCTAACCCACAGGCATTCCTGATATTACAGGCTCACATACAAGAGCATGTCAGTATATTTGCTCGTGATGTTATTAAAGAAATGCTTGAAACAGGTATACAGGAAGCTATGGCAGCAGGACAGCAGCCACCGCAGATCAACCCTGATGCAGCAGAAGCAGCGGTGGCACAGCAGATTGCAACGACGCTGGAGCAGCTTGCTCCCATGCTCAAGCCTCAGACACCACCTGATCCACTGGTTCAGATCCGGCAGCAGGAGTTGCAGAACGATACGACTGAGATACAGCGTAAGATGCAGAACGATGCAATGGACTTCCAGATTGATCAGGCCAAGTTGCAGCAGGCTTATGATCTGGCTATGCAGCGTCAGGCTCTGCAAGAACAGATCGCTGGCGATAGAAACGATGTAAATGTTTATCGTATCAACACGCAGGCTGACTTGAAACGTGAGAGGTAGATGTATCAGGCGATTGTAATTGCCTGCATGGTTTCTAACCCGCAGATTTGTGTAACCTTTGAGGGGCAGCAGTGGTTCGACATAGAAAGAGAATGTAAAGTCAGAGCACTAAAGATGGCAAGTGATGTGCACAAATACTACAAAGGATACAAAGCAATTAGATATAATTGCAGAGCCTTACCAAACGGGATTTTAAGCAGATGATACAGTTTCTAGGACCAATAGCTAACTTGGCTGGTACATGGCTCGAGGGCAAAGTCGAAGAGAAGAAGGCTGTGACTGGTGCCAAGGTTGCTAAAGCCCAAGCGGAAGCTGTCATAATGCAAAAGAAAGCTACAGGAGAGATTGACTGGGATCTCAAAATGGCTGATGCTTCTGCACATAGCTGGAAAGACGAGTGGCTTACAATTTTGTTCTCGATTCCGCTTATACTCTCATTCTGTGGAGACTGGGGCAGGGAGATAGTGACAAATGGTTTTACCGCTCTTGAGTCCATGCCGGATTACTATCAGTATACTTTGGGAACTATTGTGGCAGCTAGTTTTGGAACGAGAGCCGCGACTAAGTTTTTTGGCAAGAAGTGATGTCAAAGCGCCTTCAGAAAAACAGCGACTACGACCAATACGATATGGATGGCGACGGGGTAGTTACCGACGATGAGCTTGAACATGCTAAAGAGATCAGGCAGACTGAGACTGAGCTACGCAAGAATTTGGCGCAGTTGCGTATGGCAAGGTACACATTGATTAGCATGGGTGTTTTTACTGTAGCTATGTTTTTTATACCTTTGGACAGAGTTACAGCGTTGAGCGACATTAGTAATTTATTTTATATTAGTGGCGCGGGTATTGTTGGAGCCTATATGGGCACCACAGCTTGGATGAACAGGAAGTAAAATGGCACGACCCAGAGCAGCACAATTTGGAAAAGACATTGGTGTCTCGACTAATCAGGCAAAAAAGCTTATAAATGAAGGACGGCGACGTAAAGACGGCGGATCAAATGTATTGGAGACAACCATGACTGAAGTAAAAAAACCAAAAGTTCTTCCTAAAACTCCAAAGCAAGCAGTTAAAGATAAAAAGGCAAAGTTAAAAATGGAACAGATGTATCCGGGAATGGCTGAAAAGCTCGGATATGAGCCTGTGCCATTAAAGCGACAACTTAAGGCTATGTTGAAAGGCCGAAGAACTCTTCTTGAAGAAGAAGTCAGTCCTGAAATATTAGAGCGAGTAGGAGAGTCTCGAAAGAAAAAGCCTACAAAACCCAATCCTAAAGAGCTAAATCTTGGTGGCACAGTTCGTGGTATGGGCGCTGCATACATGGGTAATCCAAGAAAAGTACAAATCAAATAATGTTTGAACCTATCGACAGAGTGATGAAGATGCGTCAGGGCGGTTCTGCCGTCCCGCGTCGCACTGATATTGCTGGTCAAGATCACATGCTGTCGTACATTACTCCACAAGAGGCAGGCATCTTGCAGCTTCTTGGCGGTTCTGGTGAGCCGGGTCCGGCGGGTATACCTGCCTTTCCACCGAATGAAAAAGACAGTTTAGGTAATGAAAAACCCGGTGGCGGCTTTGAAGGTGGTGGTGGCGGCGGCGGCGGCGATAAAAACCAAGGTGGTGGCAAATCTTATAGTGATCTCGGAATGTCTCCCGGTCAGGCTCAAGCACAATTTGGAACGATAGGGCCTGCTCTTTTTGCAGGTGCTCAACAAGACCAAGTTGCTGACTCAGGTTTTCGCGCAAAAGCACTTTCCGACTATAGAGATTTAGGCGTGGGCAAAGGGTTTTTTGGAAGACCCACCTATGACAGCACTTACGATCTTAACATGTCGAGAAACTATCTTGATATGATAAATCGTCAGTTCGGTGTTCCGAGTCAGAGAGAGTTTAATGTGGCAAGAGGAATTACGGCTACGAATCCTTATGGCTATGAAGGAAGGATGAGTAGAGTATTAGGTTTTGATCCAAGAAGTGTGGACTACTCAAACACCATGTCGGAAAAAGGCAGAAGAGCCATTGGTGCTAATCAGTTTTCCAAGTATGCAAATCCTCAGAACATCGAGGGACGTTTAGGCTTTAACCCTGACTTTCCAGATGCCAGCATTGAAACTCCGGGAAAACTAAGACCCGGCCTGCAATCTCGTCTCTTTCCGACAAGCTATGATACAGCGTATGGTCCAACCACCACATACAATGTAAAGCGCACCCCTATGGATAGTCTTGCATTAGCGTCAATGCCACTGGGAATGGGTATTTTAGCCGATCAGCTTTCAAATAAAACCGCAGGCTTTGCGCCTAGTGAGTTGTTTGATACAACATCTCAAAGACTTGGTGCGTTATCTGGAGGACAGGCGACTCCCGGTTTCCGTCCCGCTAATGCTACAGAAACGGGTGATTACTCTGCTCTAGGGTCGTTTGGTCAGGGTATCAGTCAGGGTATCGGAGCACTTGAGGATGTTATCGGAGGTGCTTTTACTGCCGGAGGTAATTTCTTTAACAGTCTGGATCCAGATCAAGGTAAACGAGCCGCTGCGGCACGAGCCGCCGCACAGCCTAACCTAGCAACAGACTCTGTCTTCGGTAACTTTATATCTGGTGTTCAAAATAAAATTGAAGGCATACCAGCGGGTATCGCTGCGGGTGTGAATCAAATTCAAAGAGGTATAGGTAGTATATTTCAAGCACCAGATCCAGCACCAGATCCAGTAGGGTCTGTACCAGAAATTGATCTAGCAGGATTTGAAAGCAGGTTTGCACCAGCACCAGCACCAGAGACACAACAGCTAATGGATGTGTTTGGTATGGGCTTGCCGGGAGTGCAGGCAGCACCGGAATCAGTGACGTTAGAGAATGGAGTCACCGTGACTCCGATGTCAAACGGGATGAATGAGATAACCATGCCGGATGGCAGAAAAACAACACAGAATCCTGATGGCACAATAAATTCATTTTCTTCTAGACCTGATCAACAACAGTCATCTCTGGACCCTGATCGTGTCACGGATGCTCTGACAGGTGGATCCGGTTTTGGTGTGGCTACGGCATCACCAGCTTTTGAAACGGCAGGAATTTTTGATGATTTCGGTATGGCTTTGAAATCTCTGGGCGGAGATTTTGTTGAAATACCGGGGGGATACATGGACAAGAAAACAGGAAAAACTTATTCAGGTACACCGGGAGGGTCTGCTAGAACATTTACGGGCACTAAGAAAAAATCTGTACAACCGTTTTCTGGAGAGTCCTTTATACAAAATATAGGGTCTATATTCGGGAGTTAGTTTTTTAAACTTAAAGGGGTTTAAGTTAGGAGGAGAAGATGGAAGCTTTACTTATCATAGGCGCACTTGCCTATGGAATGCATCACTATCACAAGACACCAACAGAGGAACCTTCTCAGACAACAGTGTTTGATGAGGGGTTGGACAGCATAGACTGGACTAAGGCTGGAAATTTCAGAACTGAAAGTTCAACTAACAACGTGGAGTGGATAGTAATCACACAAAACTAGATCCAAGGGGGCAGCATGGATGTTTTGAATTTTATAAAAGATTATCAAAAGATATTGATAAACAGAATAGATGACGTTAGTCTTTCGATAACAAGCGGTGGAGTAACTGATTGGGAAGACTACAAGGCAAGAGTTGGTGAAATACAGGGTGTCACCTACGCTCTTGATGAATTGAAGGCCCTGCTAAAGAAAGTGAAGTACATCGATGACACTGATCGTACCTGAGTATGTTCTAGCGCAACAACAAGCGAAGAAGCAGGCAGAAAAAGCCGCAAAAGAAAAATCCTTAAAAGACAGAATGCCACAACCCACAGGGTGGAGAATCCTTGTCATGCCTTATATGGGCAAGGACAAGACTGATGGCGGTGTCTACGTTCCTGATGCTGTAAGAGAAAGAGAGTCACGAGCTACGGTTGTAGCTTACGTTGTACGTCTCGGCCCACTTGCTTATCAGGATCTGGATAAATTTGGAGAACACGGGCCTTGGTGTAAGGAAGGAGATTGGGTTTGTATCGGTAGATATGCTGGATCTCGCTTTAACATTGAAGGAGGAGAAGTCCGTGTCATTAACGATGACGAGGTCATCGCAACCATCGTTGATCCTGACGATGTTAAAAGCTATGGAGCATAGTAATGGCAGAAGCAGCAGAGAAGACAACAGATTTAGCCGCTGATCTTGAAGAAGAACAAGGGAAAGAAATAGAAGTTGTTGAGGAAGAGTCTCAAGAAGTAGAGGCTGTTGAGGAGACTGAAGAAGACTCTGACGTTGAGAAAGACGAGAAAGAAGAAGAGCTTGATCAGTATTCAAAGAATGTACAGAGCCGCATAAGCAAGATTACGCAGAAGTACAGAGACGAAGAAGCGCAAAGGATTGCAGCGGTTGAGTTTGCTCAGAAAGTAAAAGAGCAGAACGACGAGCTACGACAACGTCTCAATGCTCTGGATCAGTCTTATGTCGGAGAGTTCGGAACTCGAATAGAGTCCCAGATTGCTGCTGCAAAAGTTGCGTACCAGAAAGCATATGACGAGGGTGACGCTGACTCTATGTTTGAAGCTCAGAAAAACTTGAGCAGACTTGCACTGGAAGAAGCACAGGTAGAGCAGGCTAAGAAGCGTCAGGAACAGCAAGCTGCTGCTCCACAACCTGCTCCACAGGAGCAGTCACAGCAACAACCTGTCCAACAAAAGGCCAAACCTGATGCAAAAGCAGAGGCTTGGGCATCTAAAAATGACTGGTTTGGTCAAGATCAAACAATGACTTACGCTGCTTTTGGTATTCACAGACAGTTAATTGAGGATGAAGGGTTTGACCCAACGTCCGATGAGTACTATACTGAACTTGATCGTAGAGTCCGGTCAGAGTTTCCACAGAAGTTTGGAGGCTCTAAGGATAAAGGACCCAGAGTCGCTTCTGCTGAGTCCACGGCTTCCAAGTCGTCTACAAAAAAGGGGCGCAGAACAGTCAAGTTAACCCCTTCGCAGATTCAGATAGCGAAGCGATTAAATGTTCCGCTCGAAGAATACGCTAAGTATGTTAAGGAGTAATGAAATGACTGATTCTACAAAGAGATCGCCTCGCGAAGCGGAAACTCGCGCAAAGACCCAACGCCGCAAGCCTTGGGCACCTCCATCTAAGCTGGAGGCTCCAGAACCACCCGCAGGGTATAAGCATCGTTGGATCCGTACTTCACTTCGTGGTGAAGATGATCAGATGAATGTGACTACTAAAATGCGTGAAGGGTGGGAACCTGTCCGTGCTGACGAATATCCTGAGATGGCTGGTAAGTTTCCAACCATTGATTCAGGTGCTAATGCAGGGACAATTGGAGTCGGCGGTTTAATGTTGGCTAGAATACCTGAAGAAACGGTTGAAGAAAGAACTGAATACTTCCGGGAGCAGACCCGCACTCAAATGGATGCCGTGGATCAAAACTTGATGAGGGAACAACATCCCTCAATGCCTATCCATAGTGATAGGAAAAGTCGTGTATCGTTCGGAGGCCGTAAGGACGGCTCTGAGTAACTCAATCAGCTATGTATAAGGAGTATTTATCATGGCAAATTCCAATGGAGCCTTTGGTCTACGACCATATGGTATGCTGGGTTCAGCGCCTAATTCCACTGGGACGACTGAGTACCGTATCGCATCTGATAACTCAAACCCGATTTTCCAAGGCATGGCGGTTATCCCGCTTGCTGCTGGTGTTATCGACGATCTGCAAGCTGCTGCTGGTGGTAACGTCTCTATCGTGGGTGTGTTTAATGGGTGTGAATACGTCTCATCGACCACTGGAGAAGTAATTCGTTCTAACTTTTGGCCCGGTTCAGGTGCTGATTCTAACTTCCCTGTTAGAGCGTTTTTGTTCGACAACCCGTCACAACTGTTCACCATTGCTACATCGAACGTAGTTTCTGCTGCTAATACAGAAGCAGAGATTCGTGCAGCAGTGTTTGCAAACATCGCGTTTGCAACTGGTAACAGCGGTTCGACAACAACTGGTATCTCTTCTGCAACAGCAGATCTGAATACTATCGCCACCACCAACACTTTAGCTCTGCGTATTATGGGTGTACAAGAAGACCCAGAAAATGCTGACTTTACTGCTGCTGGTATTCCGTTAATCGTTCGTATAAACAACCACTTCAATGCGCCAACAGGCTCCATTGCAGCGGCTACTGTTTCTACGACTGGCGTATAAGGAGGCTGATCAATGGCTATTTCTCGCGCACAACTAGCGAAAGAACTGGAACCCGGCCTTAATGCCTTATTCGGCATGGAATACGGACGGTATGAAGGTCAACACGCTGAGATCTTTGACACCGAGTCATCTGACCGGGCGTTTGAAGAAGAGGTAATGTTATCTGGCTTTGGCGCTGCTCCTGTAAAACAGGAAGGCTCCTCAGTTTCATTTGACGACGCAAACGAAGCTTTCACTGCTCGTTACAATCACGAGACAGTGGCTATGGCATTCTCAATCACTGAGGAAGCCGTAGAAGACAATCTTTATGATCGTCTGGCATCACGCTATACACGGGCACTTGCACGTTCTATGGCACACACCAAGCAGGTTAAAGCTGCTGCTATCCTGAACAATGCGTTTACTGCTGGTGCTTCCGCTGGTGGTGACGGTGTTGCTCTTTGTGATGCATCACACCCGCTTACAAACGGTGGCACTTTCAACAACGAGCCAGCAGTGGCCGCTGATCTGAACGAAACTTCTCTCGAAGATTCACTTATCAGCATTGCTGGATTTGTTGATGAGCGTGGTTTGGTCATTGCCCTTAAAGGCATGAAGCTAATCATTCCTCGTCAGCTTCAGTTTGTTGCAGAGCGTCTGCTTGTATCTAACCTACGGGTTGGAACTGCTGACAATGATGTCAACGCACTCAAGTCAATGGGTATGCTTCCAGAAGGTTATGTAGTCAATGATTACCTAACTGACACAGATGCGTTCTTCCTGAAGACTGACGCTCCGAATGGCTTCAAGCACTTCGAGCGTATGGCATTGTCCACAAGCATGGATCCAGATTTCGACACTGGCAACATGCGGTACAAGGCTCGTGAGCGTTACAGCTTTGGATTCTCAGACCCACGTTGTGTATTCGGTTCACCGGGTGCATAAATAAGTTTGTTGAAACAAATACAAAGGGCGGCTGTTCAGTCGCCCTTTT